AACAAAAACTAGAAGAAAATGACTGAAAAAGAATTAATTGAATTTGGATTTAAGAAAGAGATTATAACTGACTCAGAAAGTCAGAACGGTTATGACTATTATTACTATACACTTGAAATAATTCAAGATTTAGTACTAGTTAGTTCTGAAAGTGATGAGATAGAAGATGATGAGTGGGGTGTATTCTTTTCTGACTCAGATTGTGAAATCTGGGATCCAAAGTTATTAAAAGAACTAATAGATGTTTTCAACAAAATTAAAGCTTAAAGACGGGCAGTTAGTATATTCTAAGGAATCTAATACTGCCCTTAATTTATTTATAGAAAAACTTTCTGAAGGTCAGGAAGTTGATGTATTTATGTCTATATCAGATGGTAAAGGCAGTGCAGCACAGATATCTAAGGTGCACAAATGTATCAGAGAGCTAGCTAAAGAAAGTGGCTATAGCTTTGATGACATGAAAAAATTAGTAAAAGAACATGCGGGATTATTAATTGATGATAATTATAAATCCTTTGCAGATTGCGATAAAGATGAGTTAAGTCTTGCTATACAAGCATGTATAGAACTTGGTGAGTTCTATAATGTTAATCTTTACTAGATTCTACTTTATCTAAATCTTCTTTAACCTTTTCTACATCAAGCTCTTTTTCAATAAAAGCATCATTTTCAAGAGCTTGTTTTTCAATTTCACCAACAAGAAGAGTTAAAGTGTAAAAGAGCCTTTCATTATCACTCATATCATTGTAATCTTTACTTATTATAGATTTAACAAAATCATCTGAGTTTTTTGAATTGTCGTAAATTTCTTTGAATACTATAAAGATTGCAGCTTTACACATATGATAATATGTCTTATTAACTTTAACATTTAGTATAGCATCATCTTTAAGCTCTTTTATTTTTTTACTTGACATTTTAGAATTTTTATCAAATATAATAAAAATATGACACAAACTATAGACATAGAAGAAATTAAACAAAAAATGTTTAAAAGGCTAGAACCATCAGGTTGGCATAGACCTCTTAAATCTTTTATATTTAGTTCTGATTTTGAGAATATAATTAAACAGCTTGTAAGGCTGTCAAAAGATGGCCAAAGGTTTACACCTAAGTTGAGCCAGATATTAGAGCATTTGAAGAATGCCCGTTTAATGAACTTAAGATTGTAATGGTCGGGCAAGATCCTTATCCAAAACTAGGTGTAGCAGACGGTGTTGCATTTAGTTGTAGTAATACTATGGAACAACAACCTAGTCTTAAGTTTATACTAGATGAAGTAAACAGAACTGTTTATGATGGTGTAGGTCAATCATCTAATCCAGATTTAACAAGATGGGCTAATCAGGGTATGCTGATGTTAAATACTGCACTTACAACTACTGTAGGTAAAGTTGGTCAACATTATACTATATGGAAACCTTTCTTAGCATATCTATTTGATTATCTTACATTTGCACATACAGGATTGATATACATATACTTTGGCAAGCAAGCTCAAGAGTGGAAAGATACAGTGCATGATATGAATTATAAGTTTTTGTTGAGTCACCCTGCAAGTGCTGTATATAATAAAGGACAGAAGTGGGATTGTAAAGATGTCTTTCGAGATGTTGAAAAGATTTTAAAAGACAACAATAATTTTTCAGTAACTTGGTAAAATGGATGAAATATTTAATAAACTGATAAAGGAGAAGCTTACTCCTAATTCTTTGTATGTATTATACTGTATAAAGGAGAAGATATCTGTACAAAAACTTGTATCGCCAGAACTTGAAATTGTTAAGTTAAAAGCTGGTGAATGGTTAAATGAAGATTTGTCATTTACAAGTAAAAGTATTATCTTTATGGAAGAAATAAATTCCTATTTTAGGAAGAGTAAGAAAAAGACTTCTAAAGATTTAATGGGTGCTAGTTTTGATGTATGTATTAAAACATACAATGAGATCTTCCCCGCTAAAAAACTTGGAAGTGGTAAGTATGCAAGAACTAATGTAAAGAACCTGGAAGCAGGATTTAGATGGTTCTTTAGTACTTATGAATATGATTGGAAAACAATAATTGAAGCAACAAAAAAGTATGTACAAGAGTATGAAATGAAAAATTATGAATACATGAGAACATCTCAATACTTTATTAGAAAACAAAATCCAGACAAATCTTTTGAGTCTGATTTAGCTACTTACTGCGACATGATAAAAGATGGTGGCTCTAATGAAGAAAACATATTTAGAGAAAAAATAGTATAATTTGGAACAATTCAATGGTGCAAAGCCCCTAAAGGCTATTAGCAAAGTACGCGCTTATGAGAAAGCTCTCTTAGAAATGAGAGGACGTATGGATGGCAAGATTAAAAGTTTAAAGACTGCATGGCCAAAGTTTAATGATGCTACACTAAATGGTCTAGAGTGGAATACTTTAACTGTAATAGGTGCAAGACCAGGTGTTGGTAAAACTTTGTTTATGGAGCAACTTGTAACAGAAGTTATAGCTTTAAATCAAGATCAAGACTTCCAAGTTCTTCAGTTTCAATTTGAGATGCCTGAGAAAACTCTTGGTATGAGAGCATTCTCTGCTATAACCCAAAAGGATTATGGCATGCTTCATAGTAAATATGAGCCTTTGCAAGAAGAGATTTATGAAAAATGTAAACAATACACAAGTACATTGAATAATAATAATAGAGTATTCTCTATTTATAGACCATGTACTGTTAATGAATTCTGTGCTAGTATAGATTATCATTTCAGACAAAATGTTAAAGAAGTTAATGGAGAAAAGATATATCCAAAACTTCTTATAACAGTAGACCATTCAGCTCTATTCAAAAGAGATGTTAGTGAATCTACAAGATTTGATATGTTATATAATCTAGGTGAAGCGCTAACCTTTATGAAAAGAAGTTATCCGCTATCATTTGTAATCTTAAGTCAATTAAATAGAAACATAGATGACCCCAAACGTGCTATAGAAGGTACATATGGTAACTATGTTTTAGATTCTGATCTTTTTGGCGCTGATGCATTATTGCAACATGCTGATATAGTAGTTGGTATTAATAAACCTGCTGCTAGAAAGATTAGATATTATGGACCTGAAAGAATACAAATAACTGATCCAGAAACTTTGGTATTTCATTTCTTAAAATGTAGAAATGGTGATACTAGAATGAGTTTCTTTAAGTTAGATAGAGATACTATAAGAATAGTAGAAATGAATACACCAAGTCAAAATCAAAATACAAAAATTAGAGTATGAGTACAAGACAAGAGAATACAAAGATTCTCATGGCAACACATTTGCCAACATTTAAAAGATTAGGTATTATTGAGCCTTACTTTATTGCTAAGTCTGCTTGGGCTCCTCCAGGAGAACCTTTAAAGATGCAATTCTTTCCTAATGAACTGAAGGTAGGTAAAGATATTTATACAGAACTTAGTGATTTTGAAGGTAAATCAGAAGATCCAACGCATACATTGTATAAACTAAAGCATAATCCTTTCTATAAAGAGGAGTATCCTTTAGAACAAAAGACTAGTAAGTCTGGAAATGATTATGAAGTATATATAGTTCCTATTGAAGAACTTGTAGCTATCACAAAAGATGGCAGAGAAGTACCGTATAATCAATATCAAGAAGAACTTAAGAATCCACCAGTAGAAACTCAGCAAGCAGATTTTCCTGACTTTGCTAAGGAGTATTTAGGTGTGAGTCTTAAGAAGAAAGAAGAAGAAGTACAAGGTAATCCTTGGTATGAAAATGATGTAGAAAAATACTTAGATAACATAAGTAAACAGCTAGAAAGAATAGCAAATATATTAGAAACCAAAAATAAATAAAATGACAAAAGAAAAAATATGGTCCGTTTGGGAAAATAATTTAGCTTCTCAGAGTAAAGAGTACCCAACATTTTATAAAAATAAATCTGAAGCACAAAATCATTTTAATGATTCTAAAGAAGAAGATACAGAATATGTATCAATAAGAGAGTGTATAGTAAGAGGATGGGGTACTGATAAAATGGAAGTTTTAGAAGAAAGTACTATAGAGGATTATTATATAGATTAACCAATAAAAACAAATAAAATGACAAAAGAAGAATGGAGTCAGCTCGTGACTAAAAAAAGAGAAGAGATGTTAACTGATACAAGTATATATCATATAATGACTTTGTTAAATCACATAGGTGATGAAGTAGTAACAAATGAAAGTATATTTGGAAAGGAAGTTAAAAAGTTTAACATGGATGATATGTTAAATTATGTAGCTCAAACAATGTTACTAGCAGACCATGCTGGTCATGAATTTGATACATTTAATATAAATGTAGATGAATTTATTAAGGATATCCCTTATGATAAGTTTCATGATGTAGATTATTGGAATGAAAAATATGAAAAAGCATGAGTGAAGAAAAAGAAAATTTAACATTAACAATTTTAGATTTTGAGACAGGTGAGGTAAATATTTATACTGGCCTGACAAAAGATGATGATGCAGAACTTTTTGTAGAATCATATAAGCACAGTTCAACTCAATGGATGGTTGGTAAAGGAACTGTAAATATTAAACCTTTTGTTCCTGTTGAGGAAGATTAAAAATAAATAAAATGAGTATAGTACTTCCAACTAAAAAAGTAAAAGTAGAAAGAGTTAATCCAAAGAGATTAATTATCTACAGTAAACCTAAGACAGGTAAAACTACAGCATTTGCAGGCTTGAAGAACAATCTTATATTGGACTTGGAGAATGGCAGTGAATATGTTGAAGCTTTAAAAGTTAAGATTGATAGTCTTCAAGATTTACTTGATGCAGGTAAGGCCATAAAAGATGCAGATAAACCATATGATTATGTAACAGTAGATACTGTAACTGCATTAGAGTCTATGGTAATGCCTTTGGCTGTTAAGTTATACAAGAAAACTCCTATGGGTAAAAACTTTGATGGTAATGATGTAACTACACTACCAAATGGTGCTGGTTATTTATATATCCGTCAAGCTTTCTTTCAAGTCTTAGATTTTATTGATACATTAGCTCCCCATATTATTTTGTCTGGACATATTAAAGACAAAGTAGTTGATGATAAAGGAGAAATGGTTATGTCTGCTAACATAGACTTGACTGGTAAGATAAAATCTTTGATCTGTGCAAATGCTGATGCAATTGGTTATATGTTCAGGAAAGGAAATGAAACAATTATTAATTTTAAGAATAATGATGGTGTAACATGTGGTGCTAGACCAGACCACTTAAGAAATGAACAAATAGTAATTTCTGAAATGAATGAAAAGGGTGAGATAAAAACTCACTGGAATAAAATATACAAGTAAATTAATTAATAACTAAAAAACAAAATCAAATGGCATTAAGTACAAAAGATTTAGGTACAGAAGGCACAGGAGGAGGTTTACCAAAAACTATTTCTCCAGGTAACAATGAATTAAAAATTAATGAAATTAGACTTGAAGAGTTTAGATTTATTGATAATGCTTATCATCTTATAATTGAGATGGAGACTAAACCAATTGATGGGTTTCAAGGATTCATGCGAGATAGAAATGATGAATCTAAAGGTAGATATGAAGGACAGATTGGTAGAGTTAAAGCAAGTCAATATGCATTTGCTGATGGTGAAACTAAATCAGGTATTAAAATTGAGAGAGATAATTCTATTATGATTTTTCTTAAAAACTTCTCAGCTGCTCTAGGAATTACTGATTGGTTTCATGAGCAAGATAATAAGCATGAAACTATTGAAGATTTTGTAGCCTATTATAATGAGAATGCACCTTATCAAGATAAATATTTACATGTATGTCTTGCAGGTAAAGAGTATCAAAATAAATCAGGATATATTGCCTATGATTGTTGGTTTGCAAAAGCTCAAAATAAGAAATATGGGTATACTCCAACTGCGGATAATGTATTGACTTATGATGAATCAAAACACTTGAGAAAACTTGAGAACAAACCAGTTGATTCTTTTGGTAATGATGGTGATGATTTGTCAATACCTATGAAAACAAGTTCTGATTTC